GTTTAAAAATTGCTATGTTAGACATTTACACCTCATTCCAATATTGTAACGTAATAAAAGCCGTTCCTGCATTTACAGTATGCCATGTAATTTCTTGATTTGCTGCAGTTTCAAATGGCGGGGTGAAAGTTCGTGCAATACCACCGCCTTCTGGGAATTTACCACCTGTAAGTACACTCGCACCTGCTATTGCTGTTCCTATTAAGATTCTAACATCTGTTGTCCCCGATTGAACAACAATCGAACAACCTGTAACGATAATTTCTGTCCCTGCGCCTGAAGCAGGAACCAATGTCCCGAAAGCTGAGCCTGCTGCTGCCACTAAAGTTCCCACTGTTGAACCAATGGCAGTAGGTCTCCAATTTACTCTAACCGTACCTGCTGTAATTGTTCCACTGGCAAGGGCAGTCATTGTCCCTGCAAGCTGAGTAGTAACTGTACCTGCGGTTTGGACAATCGAACCAGTCGTAACATTTACTGTTCCAATTCCAACTGCCACTGTTCCTGATACCAAATTCTGTAAAGTACCTGTCGTTAAAGTTCCGGCTGTATGAACGTGAGAACCTGCCGCCACCACTGCAATTGTACCTGTGTTTAAATTCTGGATCGTACCGAGAGTTGCAAGGTTTGTGAGAGATCCAGTTGTTAAGGTACCTGAATTTAATACAACTGATCCTGCATTAATTGTACCTGAGACTAAATTTTGAAGCGTACCTGTGGTAAGTGTTCCGGCGGTATGAACATGAGAACCGGCAGCGACTACTGCTATAGTTCCAGTGTTAAGATTTAAAATTGTACCAAGTGTTGCTAAATTTGTTAAAGAACCCGTGGTTAATGTCCCACTAGCCTGCACCATAGTTCCACTTACTAAATTGGTGATAGTTCCACCTTGCACACTTGTAACGGTACCCTTGTCGAGATTTTTTACCGTTCCAAGAAATGCCAAATCGGTAATCGAGCCAATTCCAACGGTTCCAGTAGTAACTACGATAGAACCACCTGCGATATTGTTAATTGTGCCACCTTGAACCGAAGTGATTGTTCCCTTATCAAGATTTTGAATAGTTCCAAGTGTAGCTACATTAGAAAGTGAGCCTGTTGTTATAGTCCCTGATTTAACTATAATTGATCCGTTATTCAATACTCCAACTGTCCCTAAAGTTTGCTGGCTTCCTGTAACTATATTGACATTAGAACCCCCTGCGGCACCACTAATATCTACATCCGTACCTGAAATATGAACCATCATTGCGCCGGTAGCGGCACGGACAGCAACAGGAAGCGATAAAGCCGTACCACCAGTATCCGAAGTCCCTTGTGTTCCGATAACACCCATCATTGTGGGAACTTGATTAGCATCAAAATGGGCTGCGTTTGGCGGGAAAATATCTCTTGGCATTTATTTAGTTCCTTTTGCTAAATTTTTGAATTGATCCGCAAGATTACTAACTCTTGGTTTAAATGGTTTTTGGGTTACTATAGCTTCAAGTTTATTTTTAATTATTAACATAAGTTCGCTTGGGTTGCCAACAACTTCAATACGTTCCGCTTCCATATTATTTTCGGCGAGATGCTTAGACAACCAATGCTCAAAATCGGACATCGTTGTCCATCTTGTATCTATAGGATCAAAGTAAAAACCGACTTTAATTGCTACTATTTTTCTCATTTATTTCTTGCCATTTTTATTGCACTCATTGAGTAATTCTTCTTTGATGGTTTCTTATGCTTAGGCAAATTTTTGGGAGTTCCATATTTATGCGCCCATCTTTTAGCTAATTTAGGATGTTTAGCCCAAAGATATTTATGTTGGGCCTGACTACGAAAAGGCATTGACCCCACCTTTTAAACGGTATATAATACAATCATGCATCACTCTAATCAGACTTCTTTTAAGAAAGGTAATAAAAGACCATTTAAATCTATCGAGAAACAAAGACAAACTATGCTTAAACAAATAGCTGAAGGTAAAAGAATCCCACCTAAAATTAAATGGACGAAAGAAAAAAAACAACAGATGGTTAATTCGATAAGAAAAACTATGTTGATTAAATATCCAATTGGTAGTAAGCGTCTTCATAATACTGGTCAAGAAGTTTATTATGTTATTAAAGTGTCTGATAGGGGAAAATGGTTTTTTGAGCATAGAATTATTATGGAAAAATTTCTTGGGAGAAAGCTTAAACGATCTGAAATCGTACATCATAAAGATCATAATAAATTGAATAACAACATTAATAATCTTCAAGTTATGACGAATTCTGAACATAGTATTTTGCACAAAACTAGGCTTTAGGCTTTGAAATGGCATTTTGTCTAGCCTCCTCTCTTTGTATTTCCTCTGAATTAAGTTGAATTCCAGCTTGTTGTGCCATCTGAACTTTCCCTTCACTTGGTAAATCTTTAAAAGAAATGGATTCACTGGGTGGTTTTGCTTCAGTTTGAGGCTGTCGTTGNTTCANAATACCNCTATCTTTCATAACTTGGGCTACTCCTACCTGGGTTTCTTCAATTCTCATTTTGGAATCAGGCAGGATTTCTGAACCTTTCAAATCTTTCATAACTTCCATAAATGCCACTTTTATCTTCTGGATATCCTGATCGGTTGGGCTTGTACCTTGAGTTTCATAAGCATCCATGAATTTTGCTGTTGCTCCAAATTGATAGGTTTCAAGCACTTTTTCAAGCACAACTTTAACAGCATCTTGGGGAATGTAGCCCTTATCCGCTAGAGGTATCATAATCTTCGCAGCCAGATTTAAGATCGCTTCACGTTTACCCTGATTTGTAAATCCAAGGCCTGTTTCAACCTCAATATCCACATGGTATTCAGAAGAAAGGGGGATAACATTGCCTTGAACCGGCACTCCGAGGGCTTCTCTGGCTTTCATGGCCTTTTTACCGACAACATCAAAATATTGAGGTTCACCTTTTTCAAGAAATTGGACATTTTGGGGCTTAATAAAATAATCATCGGCAATATCGAGGAATTTTTGAGCTATTCTTTTAACTGTTTGCTTTAATCTGCGTTGGGCAACTGCTAAACTGGCATATTCACTCTCTTTTAAGCTCTCGATAGCCGCATTTGAACGTGTACCTTTGGGAACTTTGGCTAAAGTTGAAGTTGTAACGCCCTGTTCTTCGATAAAATTGGTTAAAAGTTCCATAAAGCTGAAAACAAAGCCTGGGACTGGTGAAATTTGGCCCTGAGTGGGCGGTTGAGAGAGATATTCATAAACAATTCCGCCCGCTATATTGGTCGGTTTGAATTGCTCCCCCTGTTTTTTCATCCAGAAGCCCGTAACCATCGTATTAATGTAGCGTTCCACACGGCTTGTAACCACATCTAATGACTTATTTTGGGGAATGAAGCGCTCAATTAANGGAACTTGGTAAATTGGGCCTGGCTCAAAACGGAAATCGACAAAAGGATATTCATAAACATCCAGATATTCATCATAAAGCCATAAATCTCCTGCCACAAAACCATGCCTGATTATACAATCACCATCTTTTCGCTTACCTAATAAATCAGGGTTCATTGAACGGATACGTTCTTTATTTTCCGTCCCCAGATATTCTTTTAAGAAAAATTCTTTTAAGGTGACAGTCGCCACAATATCAGGGTTAGGATGCATCCCTTGTTTGGCTTTAAGATAGGCTTCTTTAATCTCTGAAGAAGCTAGACGGTTATCAGGAGTTATTTTATCAAGTTGTTCTTTATTAAATAATTCATTGGCTTTAATCTCGGCGATTGTTTTGGGAATTCCTTTAATAATGAAAGGAGAGTCATAGATACTGTTTAAATCACCTTTTAGAAAAATATCAAAAGCATCATAGACCTGTGTTTTTATCTTTTCCTTAACTGCATCAGGCCAAATTTGCATGAAGGAAATACCATGCTTGGCGGCCAGAATTATCATCAAAGCCAACTCCTCGGAAATTTCCTGATTCTTGAATTCTTCTTCTATCCAATGCCCTGCTAGTTTGGCTATCTGTCGGTTAGTTTGTTTTGCCGCATTAAGTTCCTGGGGATTTTCAAATGCGGCTGTATTAATCTGTTCGGGATAAACTACAGGTGTCGGATCATTTAAGATTAAAAGGTTGGCAACCCCCCTAATCTGCTTACTGGCTTTGGGGATTGCCCGCATCGGGGAATAGATCGAAGTATCTTGAGAAACGTCAATAATCTTATTGGCACTGTGTGACCAATAACGGAAATGATAACCATCATCAAAAAACTGGTTATCATACCATTTGCGCTCATGCGGTCGTCTGGCAGTCTTGGCATAAGTCATTAACTGGTCAACAACTTGTCCTATATTTCTGGTTTCTATTTTAGAAGTTTGGTATTCTGCCATTATTTAACCGGAATTAACCTTTTACCGCCTTCCATCCATAAATAGCGTCCCATCTTATAACCTTTTTGGGCTTGTTCTTTGGCAAATTTTACTGTTTCGGGAGTATATCTTTTAGCGGCCCGAACCGCAGGAGGAATTAATTTCCTAGCAGCAAGTTTTNCTCCATATAATGCAACTTTTGAAATCATAACAAAAAAAGACGGCAGTGCCGTCGTAATTCACTTTATAGTTTATTCTAACTATGAAAGTACCTTTTCGTCAAATTCTTGGTCGGTTAAATCAGTCAATTCTTGGAGATCGGAACGTAAATCCGGCTGTGGTTCAACTTTGACTTTTTCCATTTTATCAGCCAGTTCAAAGTTAGAAAAATCCTGGGAAGTCTTGGCGATTAAGGCGTTGATGGTTTTGGATTTTTCCCTATTTTCGAGGTAGATATGCCAGGCAAAGGCTCCGAGGGTTCCGAGATTAGTAACGGCGAGAATGATGAGGGCGGTGATTTCAAACATAGGCCTTCCCATTCCATAGTTTCAATAATTTTCTGGTCAATTTGATCAAGTTTTCTTTCATTCATTTCGCATTTATCTGACAATAAATCTTGCAGGCCAATATTTTGAAAATGGGTTTGCTAATAGAAAATCGTCAAAATTNTAAGTTATAGCTTCNGGATTGTCAAAAAACTTATATCGTCTTTTTAGGATTTTAATNTCGATGGGGACTCCTTTATAGCTGAAACGGATAAAATCATCAGTTATCTCATAAGGTTCTGATATTTTCCTGTCCTGCCAATAATCAAGCTGGGATTTGAGAGAGGATTTAACTTCTTTAAATAAGAACCGTTCATGGATCGCCGCTGTTATTTTATCCCCGAAAAGTTTGCCGTCTTTAATTCCTTTGGCGGTATCAAGCGTCATATAATAAACGGTACCTAACGCCTTTGCCGTGTCCAAAAGGTCATAAACAGCCCTCAGCGCATCATGCATAGCATCCACATTGACTTTAAGATCAGAGCCTTTCCCATTCTGTAAATTCCCTGTCATATTGTTCTTGCTCTCTCATATCTGATAATAATCTTTGTTTGAATATTTGTAAAGTGTTGAGCGTATGTGTTACTTCAGGAGCCGTGACGGGATTAAGCTCCAAAACCGCTAAAGCCAGTGAGATGACAATATCATCATGCCTGCCGCTTGGNGCGTTGTATGTATACCTGCCTGTTGGCCCTTTTTTATACGCATAGTCNCCAAGTTCGTCAGCCGTTTCTTTAATAAATAAAAGGCTAATCCAGCGGTTTTGTATCCAAGTTTGCAATTTATCAATCATCATTCTTTTCTGCGGTTCGGTTATCTTAATCGGATTAACGGGTACCCCCATGTAGGAAAGTTCATCATACATGGATTCACCGATTCCTGTCGCATCCAGAGAAACAATCGCCCCGTTGTAAAATTTGGACACTTCGGCAATACGTCTTTTTTGAAGCGGCCAGTCAATACGGGTAAATCTATCCTGGAAAACCTGCATATTGTTTTTTCTGTCAAAAACGGTAATTACCGTATAATCCTGAAGTTTGGCAATATCACAACCGATAACATAAAAATGGTCGGTTAATGGCCCTGACGGTGATGCGGTGAAGACTTTATCAACTCCTCTAAATACCTGGCCTGATCCTTCAAGCCAGGCGCACATATATTCCTGCGAATACATTTCAGGCCCGATGTTTTCATATTCCGCATCCATCTCCTCCTGGGTTAGAAGATGGGAATCCTGCACTGTCATGTACCATGATCGCCATTTGTTCCAATTNCGCTGGTTTGACTCTCCTCTTTTGTAAAAGTCGTAAAGGTGATTTTTCCCTGCGGGGGTAGAGATGAACATTACCCAACCTTTTGTGGCAATTATCATAGGAGAAAGAATAGCCCATGTCTCAGGGCGTATCCTTGAAAACTCGTCCATGACTATCCCGCAGACATTAGGGCCTCTTAGAGCTTCGGGGTGGTCGGAACCCTTAATTCTAATGTAGGAACCGTTAGTTAACTTAATTGACATAAGGTTCTCGTTTTTCTTTTCGATGAAAGATGAAGGAATAATTTTTGTTAAAAGGTTTTGCCAAACGGTATCACGCCCTTCGTCAAGAAACGGGAAGACTATCCAATAAGTGCCGACTCGCCTTTGAGATTGACGGAACATTTCAACTAAGGCCATAGTTGTCTTGCCTGCTTTTCGGTGCCAGACGACAACTTTGTATTGATGGGGATCGTCTATAACATCCCTTTGAAAATGGTTGACGGGGTTTAACCCTTCGCTTTTAAGATGGGCGTTAATGAAGTCATAAAAAGGTATGGGCTTTGACATTATTCTAACAATAGTATACAACTAAAGAGTACCTTCATAAATTACCGAGGAGACTTATTGGATTTGGTGTCCTTGGTAATTCCACGTTTAATTCCACGTTCCACACAATCGACTGATAGTGCACTTTACATGGGCAGTGCGGACAACTCACAAGCCCGAGAGGGGGATAGATTAATTGTTAGTGGTGAATTACTATAGGGGACATTACAATTATTCTTTCTTTTTTTTAAACACTAGGTACAAAAGAAAACTGAAGAAGGCGTGTCTACCACCCACTAAAATTTAACC